CGATTCTACAGGTGAAACCTGGAGATATGGAACGTTGAGACTAGACGCTCAACCGGATGGTAGAAGATAATGTCAGAAATTAGATATAAAGATTTTAAAAACAAAGTAGATTTAACTAAACCTTATGAGGAGCAAAGTATAACTCTTCAAACTAAATTTGGTGAAGCCGAATTTAATAATTTAAAAAATAGACAGATTGCAGAGACGATAACACAAGAAGGCACTATCGGATCTGGGGCTGCGAGTGCAGTTGATCTCTCACAAGACTCCCCGGAAGTGCAAGAGCTAATAGAAAGAATAGCAGATGAAACTAAAATACCGGGATATCGTTTTGATGCAGATGATGAAACAGTAGATTTTATAAAAAGAGTTCAAGAAGAAAAGAAAAAAGGATCTGGCATATCAGGTATATTTGAAAGTTTGCCCCCTGAATTAAAAGAAAAATTTGAATTATTTGATGTAAGTAAAGTTGATAAATTAGTAGAGGTGCCGGGCACTGTTGACAGAAGAGGCCAACCTCTATACGCTTCTTTACCCGGTAGAACTATGACCGATGCAACTCTTGCTGCGGGAGCGGAGGCTGCT